CTATTATGGAGTTGGAGGATGATTTGTGGAAATTGAAAGATGAAACATTCAAAAACCGACTCTCGGAACGAGAAAGATTGGCAAAGGAACGGAAAAGGACCTTTAGTGTCTGGACCGGTACGTTGAAAGACGAAACCGTTTCGGAAGCTAAAGTAGTCGCAGGTGAGACAAGGTTGTTTATGAATCCCCCCGCGGATTTTACATTGTTATTGAGAAAGTATACAGGTGCGTTTTCTAGTTTTTGTTTTTTACAGAATTTAAACATAGGATGCGCGGCTGGATTCAATCCCGAAAGCGGTGAATGGACTACCTTAGCTTACTTGTTGACCAAGATTAACGAAATAGTAGGGGCGTTGGATTATAAAAGATTCGACTCCACTATACTGGCTATGATTTTGAACAAGGTTTGCTGGATTATAAATAAATGGTATGACGATGCACAAGAACATCAAAACGTTAGGGAGGTGTTGTTCCATGAACTTGTGTATACAATTATTCTTATAATGGGAGTATTGTATATCAAGTACAAGGGTAACCCTTCTGGCGGTGCGTTGACCATGATAATTAATAATCTGGCATCAAAACTTTTACTTCGATTTTACTGGGTTACGTGTGCGCCTCCAGCGTATGCGGACGTAGCTTTTTTCAGGACTCAGTGCACTAGTTTCGTGTGTGGCGATGATAACATCTTCGCTATACCGCCTTATATAGACATTGAAGGGGAGGCTATTATAGCAAGTGCGCGAACACTTGGTATGACAGCAACCTCGGAGAGGAAAGACACTCGGAGCGTATTTAAGCCCTTGACAGAAACAACATTTCTCAAGAGAGGGTTTCGATACGAATTATCGAAAGTAAAACCAACCCTGGACATTAAGACAATTGACAATATGCTGACTTGGATAACGAATTCCAAATTTATGACACCGCGCGAGTGCATACAGTTAAACGCTGAGTGCGCGATGCGATATCTTTACTTTTGGGGTCCGGAGATTTTCAATTACTATTTCAACCTTTTGAATAAATTGGATTTGGAATTGGATTTGGAACTTCCTTTGTATTCATATAGGTATTACAACAATTTGTTTGAATCAACAGGGCAACTAGATTTTGGGTTCTATCAATAAATGAAGCCCCGTCAAGCTGGACGTTAAAAGTAGCTAGTGAGTACCTATCTTACTCCAGATTACTGGTTCTGTGACCCCAGTATGTCAGTGTCATTCTCACTGTGGATTATTGGTTCCATAACCCCAATCAGTAGTAAACTGTCTTTACTAGGATCGAGTGGTTCCTAAACCCCACTAAAAACGCAAACAAAATGTCAGAACATAATGAAGCAGT